ACCGCTAGAACCACTTGACCCCGAACTACCACTTGAACCTGACGTTCCAGATGATCCTGTTCCACCACTACTACCACTGGTTCCTGATGTTCCATTACTACCACTCGCGCCACCAATAACTGATAAATGACCACCTATATATTCAATTGTAATACCATCAACTATTCCTGATAATGCATCCCACCAACTCACAACAGGATTAGAAGCACTATACGCGATCATATCACCATTGGTAATGATTGCAGTATTTCCTGTGTTTCCTGTTACAAGAAAATTACCATTATCATCAACTTCCAACGAAAAGGTTTTTGTTCCTTTTTTGAAAATTAATCTTGTTCCATCAAAAGTTAAATTTTCTTCTGCATTGGCTGAATTCGCGTCATTATTTGATGTTAAAATACGGTTGTCGGCATAGTTAGCAACTGTTGAAAATCCTGTTCCACTACTACCTGAAGAACCAGCTGTTCCACTAGAACCTGAAGAACCACTAACACCGCTAGACCCTGATGATCCACTTGTTCCTGATGTACCACTAGAACCTGACGCACCTGTTCCACCACCAACACTTGATGAAGATGATACTGAACCGCCATCGTCATCTACACCAATACGACCATCACGTCTAACCAAAGGGACAAACCTTTTATCAATTTTTAAATCCATTATATATAATGTCTATTCTCTTTATTTAAAGAATGTTCCAAACATCCTTGCTTATTTCACTAATTGTTATTTCTGTACTTGCGTCTTCTAAATTTATCTTAGCACCCATAAGAGAAAATATTTTATCTGGTATCCAATTTTGGTAAGTAAGACATCCAAGTAAATTAGGTATAGAATTTATGGTACAATTTAGTTGAACTGTTGGTAATAAGTAGTTGGATTTAACGCTGTTCTGAAGAAGTTTTTCTAAAATATTTGTGTTTCCTTCCCTTGTCCAAGTTGTACAAAAATCAAATTGGGTTGCGCCTGAATAAAGTAACCCTGCTCTTTCTGTTGGACATTTATCAACATTTGTTCCGTGAATCAGATCAACTTTCTGTTCATCCTTGTATTCTGGCATCATATTACTGAAGTATTCCGTATCCGCTTTTTCAATATTATTTCCATCCTTATCGACTATACTTATTTTAATATCTTTAATTCTAACTTCTTTTGTACTTGCTTTCAATGCGTTCGAAGTAGCCGAATGAGATTGATCCAAAACAAAATAATCGTAAATACTGAATGTTATATAATCACCTACCATTCCATTTAAAGGAAATAGGAATTTTTTATTTTCAACATTATCGGATGCATTTAATTTATTGTCATTTAATTCCACCCAAGTATTTTCTATTGAATCATATTTCAAATTGTTCATTATCGTTCCATCAACACCTTTCAATTTATTGAAGTAAAGGTAGAAATCTGACTTAAAGTTAGTTGAAGGAACAGTTATATTACTTCCTGAATCACGCCATCCAATTAGCCGCGAACCATCATTAAACGCATATTTATTTTCGACATAATATCTATAATTATATGCCCTTTTACCTCCGGATTCCAACCTACAACCAAGAACACCTTGTTCCATTACACTTGGTATTGCAGCAATATCATCTATATTATCACTTGTTCGAAAGAAAGCAGACATTTCGATTTGTAAAAAATAATCTGTTGTTGGAATTAAATATGGCAATTCTTTTTTATATGTAAAAGATTTAACATCTTCACTCATTTCACCACCTGAATAACCATTATTATTTGAATATGAATTAATTGAAAGATATGTATCTGTATTATTTGGGTTTGTTACACCTTGTAAATAAATAAATCTGCCATTATGAAATTTATTCCAAGTATCTGAATTTAAATACGTTGTTTCTTTCCATTGATAACCTGTATTACCTATTGTACCTGATGTTGTTCCTGTTATTGTAAAATCTGTTTGCGAATAATCAATAATATTTAAGTCTCTATAATTACTATAATTTACAATCATCTTATTAATTGGCGACATCATTGCAAGCGTAGATGAATCACTTTTGAACCCTATATCTGAAAGATCACCAAGGATTAAATTTACATATGCAACACCAAGTCCATTATAGAATGTTGGATTAAAACCTTCGAATGGTTTATTGTAAATATTATCTGCAATGTAATTCAAATCAGTTATATATATTGAACCATTAATTTGAATAATGAAAGCACCGTATGGTGCAAGAATACCCTCTAGTACTTTTCTACAAGTTTCCGGCTCTTTAGTTTCGTTCACATAATTGTTGTTTATCACAAACGTTTTATGGAAAATTGTCTCATATTCACCAATTGTGAAATCGGAACTTGTGGTAGAAAGACCAACACGTATATCATTGTAGGGTAAATTTAATTTGTCTAAAATATTGGTTATAACCGTCCATTGGGTTGATATTCCTGTATATGGCATCAACCCTGTTTCAATCATTGCGTAACCATCGTCACTAAGTACTAAATTACTCGGCGTTATATATAACATTCGATCTAATATCGCGAATCCATCGGACGCAGTGAATGATACAGGGTAATTTTCAATCATTGAAAAATCACTAGAATACATTTCAGAATCAAGGTATCCACACCATATTAATGAAGTTCCTTTATAACATTTCACCATAAATTCCTGGATTCTACCAGTATATAAATCAATGAAGTTATGTGTTGCGGTCGCCATTAAATTAATGTTAGTTCCAGATCCGTGTATTGGTGTAATCTTATTATCCAGTTGTGCATATTCGATTGAAAATGGTTCAACACCGCCAAGAACTTCAACTGCTGAAATAGTGGATGTTGTATCTTGCCAGATTTCGATGGTATATTCTTGTTCATTTAAATCTTTAAACGAGTAGTAATATTTTTTTTGAAATGCCATTATGCTATTTTTTTGAATTTCCTGTTATAGTTAGAAAGTACACCAACTAACTTAGTACCTTCAATTTCGAAACGAACTTCACCACCTGATAAAGAACCATTTGAACCTGAATTCAACATCCCGAATAAACGATTTTGTTGGCCAGAATTCAATATCATTTCACCACTATTCACATAAGCGTGAACTCTATCTCCAGTGAATGATGAACCACCAACAATACCACCTTCAGCGAATTTTGGAATTGCAGCAAAAGCTGCAAGAACACCACCTACAGCTGTTGCTATAAATGCAGGAGTAGTAAATATCGCTGCTGGTCCAGTTGCTGCCCCTGATTGAACAGCACCACCAATTGCTACACCTAAAGCTTTACTTAACTCAACCGCAATAATTTTAGTTGCTAAATCAATAATTGTTTTTAATATGTTTTTAGCAAAACCTTGTATTCCTGTATCTGCAAGTTTAAATGAATCAATCATTGTTAGACCTAAATCGTAAAAACTGTTTGACATCATATCAACTAGTTCTCTTGATTTAGCGAATTCTTTAATGTTTTTTGTGAGTAATTGTAAATTACTTACTGAAGGTAATAATGGGGCGGAAAGACCACGCGATGCGTTCCTTTCACCACTTGTTTGTTTGGCATTCTCTGGTAAAATTTGATCCATTTTACTTATATACATACCACCAACATCCATACGATTTTTGAGAGCATCAAGTTCCGCAAGAACCTTTTTTCGTTCTGAAATTTCCGCCTTGGTTGTTACTTCAATGGCTAGAATTTTACGTTTTTCACCTTCGATAAATGAATTTACTTCAGCGTTTTTTCTTGAAATTTCATCATCTGCAACTTCTTTTTGAAGTTTTATTTTGAAATCCGCGCTTAGTTGATATAACTTTTGTAGATTGGTTAAACCCTTTTCTGTATTACCTGTACCAACACCTGAACCTTTTCCTGAACCACTTTTTTCTAATGGTATATCAGTATTCAAATCAATACCGTGTTGTTTGGCGAATTTTTCCTTTTCTGCTGTTAATTTTCCTACAACTTTAAGATAACCTTCAGCGTAGTCAGTTGATCCTTTTATACTTTTAGCAACTGCCATTTCACCAGATGAAAACCCAATATTCACATCATTTGATTTAAGAACTGCATCGTGTAAGTCATCAAAATATTTACTTATATCACCACGAGCCATATAAATTGCCTTAGCATCAATAGCAAGTTTTTTCAATGCACCACCCTTAGAAACTAATTCACCAAAAACCCTATCCGCTGATTTATTAGAATTCAATATATTCTTTGCAGCAACATTATTTAATCTATCTGCTTCTGCTTGTTGTTTTGTGATTTCTTCACCTTGTTGTTGAAGGATGATTTTGTTTAGTTGTTGTTTATTATATTCGGATAAACTTTTTGTTAAAGCATTAATATTAATCTTTTCCGCAATCAATCCTTTGGCTACATCTGGAGCCATTTGATTTAATTTAGCGAGTAAAACACGTCTTACTTCCAATGAAGAATTATTCGCGATCAACGCGTTAGCAACCGCATTGATTTGAATCTTTTCTTCTTGCATCTTTTGTGACATTGGAATTTTTACAATATCCGTTGTGATTTTAAGAAAATTTGACAACCCATCAATTACACCACTCATTATACCACTACTATCTTCACCTAAAGCATTGAAAAGAGCATCAAATGAATCACCAAGATTGGATATTTTACCACCTAAAGTTTGTGATATTGCAGCCATAGAACCCTGAACACCCTGAAGTGTACCAAGTGAAAGAAGATATTTTTGAATTGCTTTGTCTGTATAATCAACCTCAGTTTTAACACCTTTAAAGGTCATTGATACTTTGTTACCGTGTTTTTCAGCACGAACACCAAATTCTTTAAGTCTTTCAAACTGACCTGTCTGAGCGTCTAATATTGCTTCAACTAGTTGGTCAAATGATTTGCCTGTTGATGACGCAAGGTCACCCATTTTAATCATTTCTTCTCTGGTTGGTTTGAACCCTCTATTCACTAATTTTACGTAAGCACCTGTAAGTTCATCGACACTAAATGGTGTTTGAGCACCGATTTCAACCAACATCTGCATTGCATCAGCCGCCGATTTAGAATTACCTAAAGTGTTCGTTAATACCGCATTATATTTTTCAAAGGTTGAACGTACTTCAATCATTTTACTAATCAATTGTCCCGCACCAAGCACCGCAAATACGCCAGCAATTTTTCCACCTAAATCTTTGAAAGAATCAGAAATCCCTTTGTTATGGGACTGAAAATTCTTCTTCATTTTAGTCGCTTGTGCATTCGCTGCTGCAACACCTTTCTGGAATTCCTCAGTTTGAAGTGAAAGGTTCGTTTTTAAATTAAATTGTGCATCGTTTGCCATTATATATTTATATTATTCATCTATGTTTATTCAATGATATTCTCTACATTGATACCATTTAATTTATCTTGAAGTTCCAACGCATATTGTTTAAGTTCTTCTTTGGTCTTTTTGGGTATTGTTTCTATAACTTCTTCTTCTTCATCCCAAGGGAATTTGAAGATATCTTCATAATCTAATGATTTACTATTCTGGCTTTGATAGATAGAATGAACGAGAACCCTTGTTCTATTCCAATTTTCTATGTATTGGTTTTCTGATTCCTGAATGATGGACATTAATTCATAATTTTCCATTTCATCAAGAAAATACGCGGGCGGAATACCCATCCGCCCAACGCATAATCCATACATTTCTTTAAATGTTAACGGTTTACCTGTTTTTTTTTACCCTTTGGTTTTTCTTCAACCGCAGGTTCTAAAATGTCTGGCGTAGAATCAAATTCATTGAAAGAAATTGGAAGTTGTGGATTTTCGTCTATAAGATCAATGAATTCGTCCCACGAATATGTGAATGTATCTCTATTGCAACCAACTAAAGTTGAATAGAGCCATTGCAAATAATCTTTTGTGGTTGAAATATCTATTATTCCTTTTCCGCTGATTTCCTCAAAAATCATTATAGTACGCATCGTATTTTTCAATATAAATTCTTTACCGTCTACTAATTTTACTGTTACTGTTTTCATTTTTATTTTGTCTTTACTTATTAGTCTATAAAAGGGTAATTGATATACGTTTTTTAAAATGAAAAAAGGGTGGTAAACTTAATTACCACCCCTTTTAGTTTATCTACTCGTTTTAAGATTACGAATATGTTAGAGCATCAACACCTTCCATACTAATTGAAAAAGTAGCCGCGCTTTGATCCTTGAAATCTGCGTCGAACTTTGTGATTATTACCTTACCAACTAACATTTTACCAGATCCTTTAACCTGTGGTAATACACCTGTTGTTTGACCTATTGTTACTGTTAGTGTTTTTCCGCTAAGGAAAGCACCCATCAATTGATCATATGTTATTCTACTCGCGTCCGCATCGGTTGAATAAAAACCATCGCCATCGATAGTGTAACTAAATCTTCCAGCGATTGAACTTTCAAATTTTCCACTATCTTTCGAAGAAGTCTTAATTGTTGAATTTTGGATATTGATTTTACATCCAGTGGATAGTGCAACAACTTCAAGGGTAGTACCTGTTGTTGATCCAGTTACTTGCCCAATTTCCATAAACAGACAAACGTCTGTTCCATTAACTACGTTACTAGCCATATCTATTTGTTATTTTTTCTATTTTTTATTTTATTGTTTTTATTTTGAAAGTCAAAATCTGTATATAGTTATCTACACCATATGTTTCTGTTGAATTTTCTAATACTGAACTCATTATTTTAACCCCGGAAAAGGTTCCGGTCTTTAACTCTAATGCTTGTCTAACTTTTTCCGCTAACTCTATACATTCGCCATAAGTATCACTCACACAAATCACATCTACCAGACATTCATCATATGCAAGACCATCTTTGGAATAGAAAGTATTTATACTTTTTCTTTCGTATACTATGAAGGGATTTTTCGCGTCGTCATCTGCTGCGATTGGATACATTTTTGTTCCAACTGTTTGCGTTATTCCTGTTGTACCTGAAAGTATATAGTATATCGCTTTATTGATCAAAATGCTCATTATTTAGCTGGAGTTTTATTCAGTTTATTCATTTTTTTGACTGTTTTTACCAGTCTTTTTTGAGTTTCTATACTCAAATTTTCTCTTATTTCATTTTGGACTTCCCGAACTGCACCCCAGAAAAAGTCTGTCTTTTTGATTGATCCTGTTGATTTTCCTTTTTTCGTGTACCTTGCTTCAGTACCCTTATCGAAAATTGGGGCGAATGCACCACCTTTTCTTCTTAGTGTTCCTATTATTATTCTCTTTTCAGATTTTTTTAATGAAGAAGTTACTGAATCAGCTATTGTTTTTTTACCTGACTTGTTTTCGTGTCCTAAATTATCGGCGTTGGTCTTAACCTTCGCAATAATTAACTTGGCAGATTTTCTAAAAAGTTTGTTGACTATTTCATCACCAATTTCAGGTTCGAGAGAATTAAAAAGTTGGATAAGTTCATCAGTACCAAATATTTGTAACATTCTATCTCTATCATAACTCATTGTTAAGCCCTTTCAAGAAATTCTGTACCAATTATTTGATTGTTGTTCAAAATGAACTTGTTGATGTAGAGAATTTTATATAATTTACCATCATATTGGATCCTCATTTTTTCGTTTACCTTGATATTATGTCTAATGGTAAATTCGGTTGCATTGGAATGAGTGAATTGATCATCACTTATCTTTTTTTGACCATTAACATTTACCACATTCGCCTTGGTATCTGCAAAAACACCCCAATTATCACTTGTTGCGCCATAACTATCTTTCGTTTCCGATTTTTCCAATATCACAATTGGAAATCTTAAAAGTCCTGCTCGCATATGATTAATCGTATTTTCTGTAAGCGTTTATCAAGAAATCAAAGGTGTAAGGGATTTTAACAACTGTTGAATACGCAACAGGTTCTCTATTAGCGTATAAGTTACCAACTAAGAGTAAAATGGCCTGTTTTAAGGGTAAAATCAGCGTAATATCAGCGGTTGTAGTATCATTAATTTCGTTTTTTACCGCAATCGTGCATACATCAAGAAGTAAAGAGATATAATCATCATCGTCAAGATACTCTATATCAATGTTTAAATGTTTTTTTGTTTCGTCTAAAGTTATCATTTGACAGTTTTATTCTATCTTTTTATTGAAAATATGGTGATTCCCTGTCCGGATATAACTCCGGACAAGGATATACACACATATTAGGGTCTAATTATCTATTTGTCTATTGATTAAGCAAGTTTACCTATAGCGAAAGAAGCTTCACGTTTCTTAGCAGCGTCGAAGTAAGCATTTACAACGATTCTAACCATACCGCTAGCAGCCTGAGTATAAGGATCAACTGTTAATTCAACTGCACCCCATTGTGCAACAACGAAATCATTCCAGTTAGCAAATACGATATAATCGTCAGCAACGTTGTTAGTAGAAACTACTTCGTAACCATTAGCTTCTTTACCGTCCATAATATAGACAGGGAAAGTTGAACCAGAGATTTTAGGTGTTGATTTCAAAAGACCTTTACCACTTGCGTTGGTAACATATTTTAAATTACCCTGAAGAGCATTACCTGTATCAACTGCAGTTTCCAATTCTACGATTTTAGTGTAAGTTGTAGTCCCAGTGATATTTAAAGTGTTTCCAGTTGCGAATAAACCTTCTGGTTGTGTTGCTGAACCATCTTCGTGACCAAAGATTGTTGATTCAAGTTTCTGAGCAACAGCAACAACAATATCGTTAAGAATTAAATTCTCAGCACCAACTGTATCTTGAGCCAAAAGTTGTTTTGAAATGTCAACATAAGCACTAATACGTTTAGGACTTAATTCTACCTTGCTCATTGTTCCTGCACCGTCTGCAGTTGCATCATTTTCACCTTCCCATACTGCGTTACTACCAGAATAAAGAGGGATTTTGATGTTATTTTTCAATCCTGTCATAAAGGTTGCGCCTAATGAACTAAGGACTAATTTAGCACGCAAAGGAGCCAAGATGTTATATACATCAAGACCTACGATTTCTTCACCGTGTTGTGATGTTTCAGCAGCAATTACGGCTCTTTCTTCAAGGCTCAATTCAATTGCGTCAGTTGTTTTTCCGTTGCGTCTTTCGTTAATTTGAGCAACTAAGGATTTTCTGTTTTCCATTTTTGTTTCTAATTTGTTATTTCTATTATTTGTTTTTATTTCAGATTTGAGCGCCTGAATCTCGCTTATTTGACGATCTAATTCATTGATATCATTATCTATTTGTTTGATATTCAATGTTTCATCTTCGTTTAATTTTCGTTTTTCGGTCATACCCAAATTGATTATACTATTCAATTCTTCAACTTTGGAATTACGCGAATCAACTAATTCAAGTAAATTCATATGATTATTAAATGTTTATTGATTTTATGTTACTACGTAACTCTATGTAATATTTTCTAAGTTCTTCATCCGGGTCTATTTCCCTTTTTTCCATTGTAGGGTCACAACTATCTTCGACTATTGGTTCTTGTTCCGGCTCTGTAGGTTCTACACATACAGGTTCTAATGTCTCAGCCAGGTCTTCAATCACATCTTCGATTATCATCCCTTGAATCATTTCAATGATTTTTTGGTTCTGAGCAATGATTAAATCACATTTATCACACATATCACAACTATTTATATCTTCTTTATTTGTTTCTGTTGCGTCTGGTGTATCCATTGGTTCAGTTGAATCATTCATACCTTCCATTGATTTAAGTTCGTCTAAACCTCTGGTATCAACTGATGTGGCTGCGTACGCAGGGTCAACTACTATACTTAAATCTTTGAGTAATTCTATGTTGGAAATGGTACGTGTATATGTTCCATCAATATTTTTTATCCAACTATCACCACCTTCCGCAATTCTAAATGCGAATGAACAAGCGGTCAAATCACCTTGTCTAACTGATTCAAGAACTTCATCACCTAATGATGTTTTCTTTGCGTTGAACTCGAAATCAACTCCGGTACTTGTTAAGGTAATTTTTAAACTACCTTTTCCATTTTTGGAACGAGCAAGAACACCTTGGTCGCTGTCGTGATTGTACAACATCACTATATCACATCTATTGATCAATTCCTGAGTGATTGCCGTTGGAAGAATTACTTCACGAAATCCACCCAGATCTTCAGATAAGGAATTAAAAACTATTGCTGTTCCTGCTACTTTTCTTGAATTTGGATCTGTTGATGCTCTAAGTTCTGTTATGTGTCTAACTTCAATTTTTTGGTCTATCATTTCTATTGTTAAATCTTTGTCTTATTGTCAATTGGTGCTTCCGCTAAGGTCTTAGGTTGATTATAAATGATGTTCTCTATGTCCATTACATTAACTGGAATGGTATGAACATCACCACCTTTAACTTCAGGTAGATTAAGTTCTTTAGCAATGTCATTTGGCGACATTACACCAATTTGTGAAAGGGTCTGATAATATCCTGCTCTACTTTGGTTATCTGCACGCAATATATTTGAGAAATCAAATCTCAATTCCATTCTATTTCTTTGGGATGGAAGTAAAAGTTTACGAGTAAATTCGTTTTCTAAAAGTTCTATTTCAGAAAGTAATGTTGTATTTAGGAAATCTAACTGACTATTTTCAGCACTTGATACTTTTGTATTCTGTAAATCAAAAAGTAATATTGGTGATACATTGAAAAATCTTGCGATATCAATCACATTAAATTGACGTGCTTCAAGTAATTGTGCATCCTTTGGTGAAATGTTGAATGGTGTGAATTTTAAATCAGCACCGCCAATAAGACTTACACCCGCCGGTGAATTACCGTCCATTGAACTTGATGATTTCAATGAATTTATAATCTGTTCTTTTTGTTCCGGTTTTAAGGCCGCAGTAGTTGAAAGTATACCAACGTTGTTTGCGCCACCTTTGAAGAAATTATCAGCTTGTTTTTCAGAATAATATGATACTGATAAACTGTTTGCTGCGTATTGAATTGTTGAAACACCTCTGGTTATGTTTAGACTATCCGTGTAAGGGTAATTCATAATATGGATCACATCACTTGCGTCCGCTGTTATGTTTAGATTGGTTAACTGGTATTTCAATTGTCCGTTTAAAATCAATGGAACCACGAAATCCGGGTTGATCAATTCTAACTTGGTAGGGTTAAATTTCTTGTCGCGAGTAATATATACGTATGCGTTACCACGCATTAACTTATATTGTTCTAACTCCTTGAAAAAGATATATCTACCCATAAATTCATTTGGTTCACAACCGAGTAAATTTGAAAGGGTATTGTTTAATGATTCTGATTTAAATCCTTGTGGGTTAATATCATATACTTTCATTTGAAGTGAAGCAATACCATTCGATATAAGGTTCACCGCTCTGTATACCGCACTTAACATAAGTGCGTTACTTGGATTATAAGTTCCGGAACCAAACGCATAACCTGTACCAAAAGGATTAGCATCAAAAATTGATGATCTTTCTTCAACTGGTTTTACTTCTTCTTTAACTTCTATTTTTTTCTTGTTCCAAAATGCCATTTATATATGTTCGTTTCTATTCTATCTTATTGTGTCTACGGAAATCTGATAATGTGGTTCGTTGAGATATCCACCCAATGCTTCGAGTAATGCAATCACACCGTCTATTTTATTCGCACTGTTACCATTGATTTTACTCGGCTTCACGTTTCCGTTATGGTCTGAACGTAGAATTACATTGTTCAACATCCAACGTATAATTGGATTATTTTCTAAAATGACTTTATCGCTAAGTATAAGACGTTCAAATGTTTTTGTGGGTTTGGAAAAGTTTCCGATTGTTCCGCTATATATTTCGAATTGGTTTAACCCTGCGTCCTGAGCGTTGATGATAAATTGTGTGCTGTTGTAGACATCATAAAGGATTTTTGAAATTGTATAATCCTTATCTATGTTCATCAAATCATTCTGAATGAAATTGTAATCACATACATTTCCTGGTGTTAAGGTTAGATAACCTTGTTTCTGCCAGATCTTATATTGTTCTTTTGAACTATGACTTGATAAAGAATCTTGTGGTAGATAAAATTTGAAGAAGAAGTAATATTTTCCATCCCTTTCAAACATTATAGATACCGCTGTCATATCACTTGTTGACGCTAAGTCAATCCCGACATAACATTCTTCACCAACGAAATCTTCTATTTTAATATCCTTTGTACTTTTAAGTACGTAATCATTTTGAATCCAAGTACTTGAACTATCACACCAGATGTTCAGGTGTTTCGTTTTTACACCAACTTCTAAACTTGTGTTGTTGGTTGACTTATTAATTTCACTTTCAATGAATGATTGATAGACTGTTACGTTTAAATTTGGGTTAGCTTTAATCCAATTGTCCGGATTTTTGTAATCGTCTTTTTCATCTAACTCCCAGAGAGCAGCAAATAAAGTATCATCTTTTTTTACACCACGAAGAACTTCAATTGATGTTGTACGTAGTTCGAAGAATGGACTGGTTTTGTTAAATCCCGCCGTTGATATGTTTACATACATCGGTTGATCTCTCATTCCCTGCGATGATTTTAATACATCATATACTTCACTTGTTTTACTTGCGTGACCTTCATCTTGAATTACACAACTAGCGTTTAATCCATCAAGTACTTCAGGTTTCGCTGCAACGACCTTAATGATGTTACCATCATATTTAACTTCGTTTCTGTATGCACGAAGTTTATTTTGTTTAGGGTCTAGTTTGATAGAGAACTTTGAACAAGCAGTGAATCCAATCTTGGCCTGCTCTCTACTATTGGCCGCGAAGATGATTGAACCATCAGGTTCATTGTCACCAATTAAATGATAGAGTGCCAACGCACTCGCCAATTGAGTTTTTCCGTTTTTCCTAGCGATCTCAATTATCGCTTCTGTATATTTTCTTTTTCCATCGGAAACCCTGTAAAATCCGTAAAGGTTCGCAACTATAAATTGTTGCCAAGGTTCCAGAATGAAAGGTCGATTGTTGAATTTTCCTGTAAAATGTTTAAGATTTTGAATGAATGTAATTACCTTGATAACCTTTGTTTCATCAAAATATATATCTGTTCTTTCTAAATCATTTTCAAATCTTTGTACTGCTAATTTAATTAATTCGCCTGTTACTATCCTTCCTGACTTTACATCCTGAACGTACTTGGATAGCCCGCAAAGGTCTATAACCATATATTATCTTTTTTCAATCTTGTCCATTCCTGACATTTGTTTCGTCAATAATGTCAATGGATCGTCTTCGTCTTTTTTATTCTTCGCGTCTTCAAGTAACTTTCTTGAAACTGGCGTCATATACAATGCGTTTAAATATTTGAAAATCTCTTTTGATAATTCAATCGCTACACTATAATATGGATTAGGTTTCTTTCTCAAATTCTGATTGTCATCCAGATATTCAATGATTAACCCATCAATTTCTATTTTCTCTACCGCTTCAAGATACTGTGAATACGTGTTTTGTAACATCGAAAAAAGTAACGAATCTTTTGTGGAGTATAACTTTTCTTCAATTAATTGGGTTTTTACACTATTAATCAATTCGTTGTTAAATGTCTTCTTCTTTGCCATATTGATATTTCATAATCTCTTATACATATTAGATTATATACTACCAATCGTTATACATATTTAAAAAATAATTTATTTTATTTTAAGGTAGGGGGGAAATCTTAAAGACCTGTTAGGATGGATATATGTAGAATGTATGAATATGTATAGAGAGGACACCCCCAAAAAAGAGGAAAGGGTGGTGGGGAATCAGGATTTGAAAAGTAATGATAGTGTGCAGGAAAAGACCGTGGCGGTCTTTAGGAAATCATTAGGTTTTCAGACCCGTATGGGGCTTCATACATATACATAACATCTATATATGAAAAATCACCCACCTTAGAAGATGGATGACCTTATTAATTGCGTTGATGTTCTATTGTATGACGTTCAGTCTTGCGAACTCTCCGTAGTAAAGACGTGCTTGTTCATTATAACATCTTCCAGCGTCGTTCTCGTCAATGAACGAACCTACTTGAATACGTTTACCGTTAACTCTCATTCTTACTCTCCATTTATTACCTGACTTATTAAACTCAACTCCTTTATATTGTGAAGTTCTTTTTGGGTTAGTTCTTTTACCACTATTCCAAGCGTTTTGTAATGGTGTACAGAATCTTAGATTACATCTTCTATTATCTAATGTATCACCGTTGATATGGTCTGTTATCATACCATCAGGATAAACACCACCCAAAATGAAAGTATGAAGAAACATATGTTTCCATATACCATCAATCTTTAATGTGCCAACCGCGTAACATCTTATTTTTTTATTTCTACCTTCATCTTTAATTGATGCGTGCCAACTATACTTAATCAGTTCATCATAATCTTGGTCGTCAACGATTGTTGAATAACCTTGTGTTAACTCTATTGTTTTCAATCTAATATTAAAATCAAAACCCTGACTATAATTACGCGTCTCACTTCGTATCTATAATCAGGGTTTGAAATCTAATATCTTATGTGGGTAATGTGAGACGCCACCGTATATATAAATATACGAAGATGTCTATTTAATGTAAAGTGTTTATTGTTTTCTTTTAATCATTGATCTCTTTATCTATATTCAATAACCTTTGAAGAATACAGACGCGGTTTCCTATTTCTTTTATCTTTTTTTTATGTTTAATTATTTCTTTTTCTTCTTTCAAGTATTCTTCGTTCAATTTATTTAATTGATCTATGCACGCGTCTTTGTCGATGGTGTAATATTGATTTAGTTTGTTCTCCATTGTTTGTTGTTTTGTTTTTTATTCTTTATGTGTTTTATATAAATATCAAATTAATTCTGAAAAGTCAATATATTTTCATTTATTTTCACGCATAAAAAACCCCGGTCTAAAAACACATAGACCGGGGAGCAAACACAAACTGTAAATGGGTGTAAACAGAATGATACTTTATAATTTTATTTTAACGCCAAAACCATATTCAGATAAAATGAACCCGGCGTCAGTAAGATGTGTAAACGCTTCTACTTGCATTACTACACCAATCAATGCGATAACTCCACCACCTATAGTTATAAGGTTTCGTGTGTTGTTTGATTTCGTTATATCTGATTCTCTAATTGACTTAGACTTGATAGTTGAAGAATATACTATAACACCTGCACCTGCAACAGTTACCGCGAACCCAGTTATATAATTTCTTGATGTACTAATCAATTCTTTACCTGCCATTCTTATCCTTTCATTATCTCTATTGTCAGTATACGAATCTAAATCAGTTTTAAGAAACTTGAATTCTTTATTGTCCTTTCGTAATGTTATAGTTGTTTCATCAATTCTGGTGATCTTACCTGTTAACGTATCACCAAATTTAAATACTAAAGTACTTTGAGCGTTAACACCTGATACTGTAATCAGTAACATAATTAAAATTGTGGTTAATGTTTTCATTTGTTTTGGTTGTTTATAATAAATATGTCTTACATTTCAAAAAGTACAATTATTTTCTGAGAAAACCAAATTTTGATCATAATAAAATTCCTGTAACTGTTTGAACTCCGCTAATGTACAGCGATAATCACACGAAAGTCAAGCTAATTCCAACTAATGTTGAAGTTATGGACACCATCATAGTTATAGTATGATAGTGTAGGGTCGTGGAATTCTTCATAATTATCTGTAGATAAGAGATTTAAGACGTATAAAATATAATAAACTTCTTTCATTTTTATTGAATTATTTTTACTATATTATTGTTTATCACCATTTTGTCACCATATTTGTTACTAAAACCCAGGTCTACAACCATTTTTGGAACTTTTACTCTGCTTCCAAATTCTGACTTCTGACACATTAAAATGTGTGGTTGAAGTATATCATCGCCCGCGAGTAATCTATTCGTTATATTGAAGGAAATAAAGTCTTCACCACCACTATAATATGAAACATAAAGACATTGTGCTTCCGGGTCTTCTTCGATTATTGTTTTGAAGAAATCTACCTTAGTCATTTCAATTATGGTACTACCTGAATACTGATGTATATCGTATTTTTCACCTCGCTCTTTTAGTTCCAATTTAAATGAGACTTCACCACGTATACCATCCAAGTCATAATTTTCAAAAGGGTTTTCTGTTGGCGTGAGAGAATCGAAAAATTTTCCATTCCTATTGATGTATTTATTTCTGACCCGCTGTTCTTGTTCTGAAATTCTATTATTGATATCATCCATATATCTATCTTTTTAAGATAAATACTTTTTGGATCTCGAAAAAACTGATCAATGTGTAATTTAGAATGATTCTACATAAGATAATTGGTATTTATGGATAAGACGCTGATTATCGCACCGTTATTTAGGCAAGTTCTAAATATCAAAAATATTTTTAGTAAGATTGACTTTTGGGCTAGGATTGATATATTTATAATTGTAGGTTCTCACAATATACTACTAAAAGAATTTTGGGGCAAGAATGAAACTGACGTGAGAACCAGCGGATTTCTTGACCCCTTTTTATTTTACTAAAATGAAAAATGAATTTTTAAACAAAACGATTTACAACAGGGATGAACACGAATCATTTTACACCTGCATAACAAATAAAATGAAATTAGATAAGAATTTGAATTATTTCGATTACGGAATGATGTATGCCATTCTTTCAAATTCTGATGATTATATAATTAATGCAACAGTTTTATTAAAAGAATGTGGTTTCGGGAAAACTGTCTTTTATACTTCCTTTCATAAACTTCAAAAATTAGGGTATATAAATAAAAAAGTATTGGGACAAGGAAGTGGTGTTCTTTGGACTATTAACGAAATAGTTGATAATAGTATTTCCGAAAATAGGATTTCTAATAATGGAAATCCTAATATTAGGATTTCCGAAAGTAGGATTCCTATTTTCGACCCACTAATAAGTACTAATGAAACAAGTAATAAAGAAATAAATATTAAAGAAGAAAATACTAATGGACCAATATTGGACCATAAGGAAATTTTTTCTGAAGTTGAAGAATTTACTTTTGGTTCTAAAATGCCGGTAGCGGTTGAAACTATTCCGGTAAAAACCTTAAAAGAATTCAGGGATGATTTCAATGAAATTTTTCCAAATTATTTCAATAACAATTGGGAAGAAAAATTAATGAAAAAAGGTATTGATACCTTCTTCAACGAAATGGTAAAAATAATGGACCAAAATTTAGATTTACCATATTATGATAATGAACAAATAGAATTGATGAAAACGGATGTTAAAATTTTTCTTTCATTATAATCTTCAACGACCGCAGGGAATAGGATCCGCTGCCGGACCTATATACTGGGCCAGCCTAAAAAATAAAATTCAACTAAACAAACAAACATTATGGACGCAAACATTGAAATGAAAATAGACCAAGAAATCAAACAATATTTACCAAATTGGAAGATCAATATTAAATATTGTACAACCGATGAATTTATGCAGCGACTAAAGACAATGATGGCCCACTATGGTAAACAATTTACCGAAATCGAATGCAGGACGATAACTGAGGAATTGGAAATATATAAAAATACCACTATTCAAATAGAGACGATTTTAGACGCTAAGATCATTATCGAACCATCTATACCTAAAATTGAAGATCGTTCACCAGAGATCATCCCAGTGACCATAAATAAAGAAAATGAACCTATATCGGTTGATGATAAACTAAGAATATATCTAAATGAGAAATTTGATCAATTTAAACCAAACTGGGAATTTTATTTATCTCAATATGGTGTTCTTTCATTTTTGAACCAATACATTTATTTTCTTGGAAAATCCGGTAAAACGTTAACTGATAACGAATTCAACACCTTAAAAAAGAAACTTGAAAAATTTAAAAATAACTTGGTTTTGTCAACTTAATTATATATTTATATAGAATGGAAGAAGAAAGAAAAGTATGTGTAAAGTGTGGCGAAGAACAGGATATAGATGAATATTATATTTTGAAAAATGGAAAAATAAATAACCAATGTAAAACTTGTCTCAAAGAATATTCAAATTTTTACCATCAGAAAAAAAGGGAAGAAGAAGAAAATGAACGTGTACCAATGCAACCCAACCGATATATGAACGACGCCCAGAAACAAGACACATTTAAATTTATGCAGGTGTTAGGATGGACATTCAACGAAGAAGAACAAATATGGTACAAATTACCGCTTAAAGACAAAGATGGTAAGTTTCATTTTCCAAACCAAAAAGTTAAGATTCTGAATGATAGAAAAGAATATATGAAACAATATATGAAACAATATATGAAAAAATACTATGCAAAAAATAGTAGAAAAAAAGTGAAAGAAAAGGTAGTAAAAGAAAAATTAGATGAAGAAACAAGAAAAAAACGAAAGAATGAAAGTAAGAAAAAATGGAATGAATTGAACACAGACATACTAAAAAAATACTCCGAAAAAAGTAAGAAAAAGAGAAAAGAGGTTATAAAAGAATACCAAAAAGAATATTACCAAAAAAAGAAAACCCAAAACAAATGAAATACATAGACGACGCAGAAATACCACCATTATATTTTAAAGTGGATCTGGACGCAAGAAAAGAAATGGACAAAATTTTAATAGAAGAATTGAAAAGTATAAAGACATTCATAGATGTTCCTGAACCACGCAGAACGAGAGCGATCAAAAGACTACTGAAGGTTAGTATTACATACCACGAAGAAGAAGAAAATTATGAATTTTGTGCACTATTTAAAAATATGTTAGAATTAATCGATCAATAGATTTGGTTAATCCAAAAATTATATGTATATTTTTAAAAATCATCCATTGATTTTTTTTTTTGAGAGGGTTAAAACTTGGTGTTATTTTAACCCTCTTTTTTTATTTCCTTCCAATATAAAAGTATTATCGTTATATCCAGTAACCTAGAATATGTATAAATAGCGTATGTGATTTTTTTTTCTGCAAGTTTTTTGCTATATTTTTCCAAGACCTCAATTCCGGGGTCGTTTAAAAAAAAGAAAATGGAAGAAGAACAAGTAAATGAAGTAATGAGATATTTAAATGGTATCGTATTTTTTCTTAAAACGCAGTATGATGAAAATGCAAACATTGAAAGTTATGCAGAACCAATAGGTGAAAATCAGGTACATTTTACATTCTCTGTTAATGATGAAATAGTCGCTCAAGTAGATTACATCTATGATGGTGAAGTATGGAACTGGGAGAATCTCTATTTTGATAGAGAAGAAATAACCCATAATTATAATAACTATTTGATTATGTGTAAATTTTTAAAAAATTTGGACAATGGAACAGAATGAAAATCCTGAAATCTTTGATTCAAAAGAAGACGCAGAACACGAAATTGAATCTTTACGACAAGATATCTACAAGGATACCTGTTATGATTTAAAATTTTGTTTGTGGTATTGTTGTTATTATCACGGTGGATGTGATAACCAACAAAATGAGAGTATACGTGGGTATGATTACACACCTGGAGATTGGCGTAAAATATTGGAAATAGAAGAAATGGAATCAGACGACCATCCAGAAAGTGAAGAAACTAACCCTGAAAATGAATGCCTATGATGTGAACCAAAAGAACCAAATTTATGTAAATGTAATGAATTCATACCGGGGATTTGTAACCCCCGGTTTTTTTTGTCCTAATTTTGATCCTTATAGTCGTTCACGAAATTGATTGCTTGAAATACATTCAGGGTCTTTTCTGTTGGTTCATTTACCAACTTAATATTCTCACTGCGTTGACCAATGTAGAACCCAAATACCTGTTCACCAATATGTAAATCAACCTTTATAACCTTATCCCTTGTGTTATCACATAAATTAATTTCCGGTGCAGGTGTAATAACAATATGATTAATGATTTTTCTGATGGTATCCCTGTCTATACCTTCTTTTCTGTATGTTCTGGCGATTGACTGAAGGTCATTTTCTGATTTGATGATACTTTCAACCCTTAATTTTTCAACCTGTAAATCCTGAATTTTGGTATTGATCTTTTCCTGCTCTTTTTTGATACCTTCTAAACGTTCTTTGTAGATACCTTTATCAAGATCACCATCCAAATACAGATCTAACACCCTTTTTTCCTTATTATTTTCAGATTTCAAATCTCTATTCAAAAGAGTGATTTCATCTTCTATATCATCAATCCTTTTAACCAAATTTCCTGAATTCCTATTCTTAACGAGTAAAGGGAAAAAGTTATTAATGAGTAAATTTTGAACATTACTTTCAAGTTTATCAATACCTATTCCTGGGTTTCCACATTTATCAACTTTGTATCTGGTTGACATACAAATATAACTGTCGTGGTTT